TGCTTTGCTCAATGCTGTTACTTATTTCCTGCTCATCAAATTGGCGTTGGCTTATTTCCCCGGTGGAAAGCGACTTTAAAAGCGATTCGTTGCGCTCCTTAAATTCCCTTTCAATCGAATCACGGCGAACGGTGAACGACTGCTCAATGTCACGGCCAACACTTTCGGCAATAGCGGCCTCGTTATCCGCTGCGATGCGGTTAACCTCGTCAAGCATGGAGCGCAATTGCTCTTCCTGCTCTTTCTGTGTCCGTTCACGTTGCCGGAATAGTTCGTTGCGTTGGTCATCGAATGCCCCGCCGATTGCCGCCGTCTCAACGTCAATCAATTGGGCCTCTGTTATATCTGCCGGTAAGGCGTTCGGAATTTGCCCGACCAATGCGGCGCCGGTTTCCCCCGGCACTGGCTTGCCTGTTTGTTGGCTCACCTTAGCGCGTAACACCTCCAGGCGGTCGGCATTCTTTTGAAGCGCATCAACCCGCCGATTTTCGAGGGCTTCTAATTTGCCGTCGAACGTGTTTTCGTCACCAAGTTGTAAATCGCGGATCGACTTGTTAATTTCTTGAATCCGCTTTTGCTGCGCTTCGACCGCCTTTGCCTCATCCTCTGCCGCCTTTTCCTTTTCGCGTTTCCGCTTTTCGGCGGCGGCCTGTTCTTCTTTGCTTAGATCACCCGACGTTTTGCGCCGTCTGGATATTTCCGCCTTTGCCGCATCGGTGCCTAATTTTTCAAGTTCGGCAATGGTGAGTTTAGTAATGTCGGTTTGTTCTTTCAGGCTTTTCGGGTCAACCAGATTAAGAACAGATGTTTGCGCCGGACGGTCAAGGGCAAACACCTGGTCGAATTGCTTTCCGACCTCATCCAATTCAGACCGTAATGATTTAAGTTGATCCTCCTCTTTTCGGATCAAAAACGCCCGATCCTGAAATGAAAAACCGCCTTCATCCTGTTTGCGGCGAAGTTCTGCCAATTCCAGTTCTTTTGCCACTATGCGCCCAGCCACCTCTGCCTGTGCCGTCGCCTTAGCCCGTGCGGCTGCCCCGCGTACAATCTCATTGGTTAACTCCCGCTGAATGACGGTTAGTTGTGCCGTTGATTGACTGGCAAGGTCGATCCCTTCTAAATATTCAGGATTGATTTCTATGAGCCGCTTAATTGCGGCAGTGCGTTCGTCTTCACTTGCCGCGCTGTCTTTCAGTACGCCGATTGACGCATTCAGCGCGGCAACCTCTTTGGCGCTCGATTGCGCTATTTCTTCCTGTGCATCCGCTACCGCCCGCGTTGCCTTGTCGGCTGCGGAAAGGTTGGTGTTATAAACCTCGATTGCCTTAACGATAGCGTAAATGCCAGCGACAAGATAAAGTAGTGGTAGTGCCGCCTGCGCTGCTGCCCAAAACCTTGTTGCCGCCGTCGCCTCAACTGTCGCCACCGTTTGCGCCTCTGTCGCTACCGTTGCTGTCGCACTTGCGGCGGCAGACGAATTAAGCAGTGGTATCAATTGCCCGATAACCGCTGCCACCTTTTGCCCCGGCCCGGATAGCGATGCGAGCGCAATACCAAGTGCCGCAAATTCGGTAGAGTTTTCAGAGATGATTTTCAGCCCTTCGCCCAATATCGAAACCAACCCGGTCACAGCCTTTGCCACTCCCTCGATTGCGTCCTGCGCTCCCTCGCTTGCAATAAGGTTGACAATGGCGTTTTGGAGTTTGGCGACCGCCGCTGCCGCGTTGTTGTTTTTCTTGTCAAATTCTGCGTACACGCTATCCGTTGCCTGTAATGCTTCGCCGCTTTCTCGGATACGGGTGTCAAGTAGCCCGATATTACCGCCTAACTTACCTAACGCCTCAATAGTGCCCTGCCTGTCAATTCCAAGATCGTCAAGTGTTCTGGAAAACTCAATATTGTCGGCAGCACCTTCTTTTATTTTGACGGCAACAAGCGACAAAGCGCCTACCAAATCAGTCCTAACAAGGTCGGAAAACTCCTCAACAGGGACATCCAATGTCTTTGCAAAAACCTCCGGGGATGCGGCTATCTGCCTAAGTAGGTTACTTATTGCCGTTGCGCCCCGTTCCGGGTTAATCGCCAATTCTGCAAGCGCCGTCGAAAGTCCGAATATTTTTTCGGTAGAAATTCCAAGCGGCACGGCCGTGCCTGAAATACGATTCACAAACTCTGCAATAGTGGGAGCGGTTGCGGCTCCCTGTGCCTCTAAGAAGTTGAGCGCATTACCAAGTTTCAGCACATCACCCGAAACGTCATCCGTTCGGAAATCGGTAAGCACATTGCGAAGTCCGGCAATAACGCGGGTAATTTCTTCAACCCCGCCGAATTGATCGCCTAAGGATACATTCAGAACGTCTACCGATTCGGTGAACGTTTCAAGTTGATTGTTTGCGATGCCTAATTGCCCGCCGATTTGGGCTATCTGTAATTGATCGACAAGGCTTGTACGGGTATCCCGAAATTCGAGGGTGTCTGCAAGTTTTTGCGCCTCTGCCGTCGTTATACCGGCGGTTTTGGCAACGTCGGCTATGCTGTCGGAAATACGTGTATTAATGCCTATTATCTCACCAAGGCTTGCACCTATACCCAATGCGGCGAACGCCTGCCCAATCCCGTTTAATGCGCTGCGATAGTTGCCTACATTGCCGGTAAAGCGCCCGATTGACTGCTCTACGCCGTCAATTTCGGCCTTAACGTTGCGGGCGTTTTTGATGAGGCTTTGCCCAAATTGGGTTTTGCGCTCCTCTGCCGAAAGTTGTGCAACGGCCTGCGCCAGTTTGGAGTATTCCAGGCGAAGCCCGGCCAAACTGTCTTTTGGAACCTTTAGCGCGTTCATTTCGCGGTTCAGTTCCTTTTGCTGTTTGTTCAGTTCGGTTAGTTCGCGCCGGTTTTTCGACAGTTCCGCCGCTATTTGCGCGAACCGTTCCGGCCCCGGATTTTGGCGTATTTCTTTATTTAGATCACGGATTGACTGCCGTGCCTGTTCGATGCGAGCGGTTAGGCCGACATCTTGTACTACCAATTCAAATATTACCTTTTGTGCCATTTACCGGGTTGCTCCAGCCGGTTTTATCTTTTTCAAAAGTTGGTCTAAGTTGAATAGGGTAAACACTGCCTCTTTGGTCGTTAATTTTATGCCTCTGTGAAGGTATTGCACACATAAGAAATAGGCAAAGAACGATGCTTCGCCTTCATCCGCACATTCCATAATTGTCTCAAATCCATGCGATCCACCCATCAACGGCCCCGCCGCTTCATCATAATGGAATACCTGATTCTGTTCATTAAATTGCAATTTTGTTGCAGTACTCTTTTCGGGCATGCGTCCATAATGGACAAGTTTATGTTTATTTGTCAGGCCGCTATTTTCTACGGCTTTGCGATGCCAACTAATTCGGTTTACCGCTCCACATTCACTACAATGCCAATTAATCGGCCATCCGCAGTTTGGTATTTTGTCGTCAGGTATATCAACCTGCCGTTTGCAATTTTTACATTGACAAATCATACTGTTATTTTTATAGATGACCAAAAATCTATATCCGAAAGTTGGTTGTCAATATGCTCACATAGCACTGAAAACAATTTTTCAGATAGGCGTATCGTGTTACCTTCTGCCTTTGTGTTAAACCCCAACAGGGATTTGTCTGGTATAATTTTGCACTTCCCATTTTGCCGCATATATTCCTTTATCGTCATGCCGCTATTTTGTACGGCTCCAACCTAATGTCATCGCCAATTATCAAATTAACTACCCGGCCCGATTCGGTGCCGATTCGGTCGGTCAACAGGGGCAAATACTGTTCCAGGGTATTTTTAACAAACCCAGTGCGGCGTCCGTTCGATGAAAACGCATAACTGCCCCGTGACGGCATCCCTTCCCGTTTGTGTTTCTTCGCCGTGGCAAACGCGGCGCTCAATGCCTCCCGGCTACCTAATCCGCGCAAAGTGAAAAAACGGACAATTCCCTGAATGTATTTCGATGTTCCGCCGCCGCCTTTGCCGTATGGTATCCGGCTGGCTGGTACGCCAAACTCCATTACTAACCCGTAATCCAGTGCCGTCATTACCGCCGTGATCGTATCCCCCTCAACTTTTACCTCGTATTGAATAGACTTTTCCAGCGCCCCGGTAAGCCGGTGCCCCTGTGCCTGCAATTCAGCAATAATCCGCTTTTGCAGGTCGGCCATTGCCGCACGTATGGCGGTGGTTAGTTTGTCGGTGACGGTTGGCATTATAGTATAACGTCTTCGGTGATTGGCATACCTAACACGTTTTGCATCCCGCCTCCTGCGCCAAAACGCCAAAGTCGGTTTCGGTGAAATTCCAATCTGTTTCCGGGCAAGCGTTGACGGCAAAGCGAAGATTAACCGCAGTGCCATATATATTTTCTGCCGACCGCTCCACCCGGAAAGTAGGCGCCTCGGCGTTGTGCTTTTGCGATGCGGTAAGAATTGACGGGGCAACCGGGACGGCATCGAACCTTTGCGCGGCAATACCCTGCGCAATAAAGTCAGAATTTGCCCAGACCGACGCGCTGCCGTCCACCTGGTAACCGCGTGTATTATTCACATACCGAAGGGATGAAAGCAGCATACTTTCGGTATTAAAGTAAATTTCGTTAACTGTCCTTGCCCCACACCCGACACACTTGCGCCCGTCCTTGTCATCTACCCAAACATCCAATACACCTACCTGCACACTTGAAATAATAACACCGTTTCCGCCAATGGGGTTAATCATTGTACTTTCATTCTCAAAGGCGTACAATAGCGGGAACTCCCAAACAATGCTATTCTGGTATGCCTTCTCATGCCAAAGGCGCGACCAAAAAAACGGCTTATCCTTGTCGCAAATCGTAGCACCCAGGTTAGGCGTCGAAATTTCGACTGCCATTGACTTTTGCAGAACCCGCCATGTTTGCAACTGGTTACACTTCAATTCCTGCCGGGGGTAGAACCGGACAGAATCGCGAAAGGCGGCGTATATGTCAGTGAGTAGGACGTTCATTTTCTTATCGTTATGATTGGCCGGTCATATCGCTTTCCGTGATACGTGCCCCGGCGCTTTGGCTTCAAAGATACAACCGTGTCGCCTTCGATTTTGATATGGAAATCTTTTGGATCAAAGATGTATGACACTTCACGATGTTCGCACGGCGGGAATGTATGCCCCGGCGGTAATTCGATTGGTGGAACTTTACATGCCATTTTTCATAAGTTTTTCAATTGTGCCCAAAAACCCTTCAAATTCGCCTTGCGGAACATTGTCAAAGTTATCAAATAGGTTAATGTATAATTGGTCACTAACATGCCGCTCAATCTTTGCCTTAATTATCCGCTTTCCCGTATCCGTAAGGCGTAGCGCCTCGGTGAAGTTTAGTATTTCGATTGTCATATATCAAAATTCAAACGTTCCAGTAATTTCAACGTCAAGGGTATCAGGCGGGAAACTAAACGATGACGGATACATGTGACGCCCTGTTAACCTCATTCCATTTTCCTCTATGGTCATATTCCTGTCGTGCATATCGCTATTAAAGTC